TTGGAAAGAGTTGTAAGTCCAGCAACATTTAAATCAGTAAATGTATTTGGTGCATTTGAAATTGCAGATTCAATGGTTGCAGTTGTTGTAGCATCAAGAGAAGAGATATTTTTTAACTGTCCAGCAGAACTTACTATTTCTGTTGATCCAAGTCTATAAGAAGTTGCACTCAAATCTCCCAATACTTGAAATTTTGATGTTGGATTTGTGGATCCAACGCCAACATTAAAAGTAGTTGCAGAAATACCAATAACAGTTCTCCCAAATCCAACAGACAAGCTGGTATTGGGTCCTAAAGCACTATAAATCTCAGTAAAATTTGCATTAATTTTATCAGCACCATCTCTTAAACTGTCACCTGTCCCATCATTAGGATTAGATCCAGTATTAATTACTAATTTTGACATTATTTTTCAAAAATTTTGGGCATTTCTAATATTTATGTCTTATAGTTTCTATATTTGAGTGGGATAGTTCTTGTAACAAGAGCAGAGGTTTTGATTCCCGAAATACCATTTTGATTATAGAAAATAAATGGTTCTGTCACTGTAAAAGATGAGATTGGAATCTTACCCCAACTAAAGTTTCCTACTTGATTAGTAATTTCAGCATCAAAAGTTATAGTCGTTGAGTCAAATGTAATCGATGTCGAATCAAAAGTTCTAGATCTAAAGTCATAATTGTTTACTGTATTGACACGAACACCAACTTCTCTAATCCATATATTTCCAAATCCGGGTATATTTTTTAAAGTGATTGTTGATGAAACAACTTGATACACATTATCAATAAATGTTGTTCCAATACCAACCACAGAACCATCAGATCTTAAAGAATTAAGGGATGTTTGGAACCCTAAGTTTGAATCTGATAGTACAAAATAATCTCCAGTAGAAATTCCACTAATCGTAATTGCGCTGCCAACAATGGCATTACTTCTTAATATAGAGTCTTGTGGAATATAAAAATCAAATTTCAATCCAGTCGAAGCTATTCCAACAATTGAAGTGCTAGCAATACCAACAATCATACCAAAGTCACCTTGATATGAGATGCTGGATAATTTTTTAATGTTAATTTTTGGTGAAGCTATTGATACTACGGGTGGATTTGTAAATGTATATCCAGTTCCAGGATTTGTAATAGTAATAGACGTTACAACTCCCGATGTTATAGATGCAGTCGCAGTAGCAGTTGTTCCAAGTCCAACTAAAGATGCTAAAGATGTGACATAAGTTGTAGCGGGATTAGAAACTCCAAATCCCAATGGATTGCCAATGCTTATTGTAGGGGCACTAACGTATCCTGATCCTCCATTTGAAAGAACAATTGCACTAATTGTACCTGCAATAGAAACAATCGCTGTTGCTGCGGCTGATACTTTATCCTCCTGAGAGGATAGGGTAACATTGTTTTGGAAATTGAGAGAAATCTTATTCTCATTAAATGGATCGAAGAAAGATTTGATACTTTCGACATAAACTGAAGTGGATCCAGTGCTTACAGTCTGAATAACATTAGTTGCTGGGTAGACAAATGGTTCGTAAAGATCTCTATCTTTTGCAATTTCTTTTTCATTGATAATTTTATCTTCAGTTTGTTTGCACCATGTTACGGGTCTGGATAAGGTTTCATCCGTCGTATTTCCTGGTCCAAAATAAACTGTAGTGTCAACCGTATTCAAGGATGTAATATCAACTATAGATCTATAATCTTCTTGTAAGAAGCTTGATTGTCCCAAATAAGAATCATACCCTATAGTTAATTCATCTCCAGGTTTTACTGTTTCGATAATGTCTCTGTCTACAACATCAATAGATCCCGTTCCTTTGTAGAACAAGAGTTTCATCGTATATTCTGATTTTGGTGGTTCAGTGAAGGTTATTATACTTCCACCTTCAAACTCATACGCTTCTCCTGGTATTTGAAGAACATTATTGATGAAGAGAAGTAAAGTTGATTTAATATCAATTGTAGATCCTTTTGAAGATCTGATTGATAAAATCTCTCCATTCAACTTAATTTGGAATTTTCTCCTTGTTCCATCAAATTCAGAACTGAAATCATCTAGGACTGCTAACTCTCCAATTGTCCATCCAACAAATTTATCTCTATAAACAGAATCAATTGTTATGTTGAATTTTTTAAAGTTTGGACTTGATATTGTAGGTATTCCAGTTGTCCCACCTGTGGCAACTGTCAATGTTTGTCCTTCATTATATGCGTATCCAAAATTATTAATTTGGAAATCAATTACACTTGATCCTTGTCCAACAACTATGTCTACAGTTGCAGATGATCCATTTCCAGATGAAGATGATGAATAGATGAGTGGAATATTCGAATACGATAATGGAGAATCAAAGATTACACGAGGCGGATTTGAAGTAGTATATCCAATTCCAGGATTAGTAATTGCAACTCCAATAACACGTCCATTGACAACCGATGCAATTCCAACATAGAAAACGTCTGGAGTTTCTAAAGAAGATGTTACTACACCAACTCTTACTGTTTGTATGCCAGATCTATACCCAGATCCGGTATTTCCAATACTAATAGATTGGATTGTTCCTGCGATGGAAACTATTGCTGTTCCTCCAGCAGACACAAGTGGTTGATATCCAGATCCAAATGTAGATCCAACTGATATTAAAATTCCACCTCTTGGTAGAGATCCTACATTTGGATCATATGAAACTGATGATGCTGTTCCAGTAAAACGAATTGAACTAATACCAGAACTTTCTGACAAAGTATAATCATATACAAGACCTGGACCTTGAAAAATATCATTTACTAAGACAATTGCATTTTCTGTAGAAAATCCAGTAATATTTGATTTGTTTGACGTTAAAGTGAATAATTTTTTCGTTGTATCAAATTCAGAAGAGACATCATCAAAAATATAATTATTATAATAAGCTTCAAGAGATGAATTTGGATATGCAGATCTTAAGAATGCCCTACCATGGAATTTGGATCTGGTTGTGATACCAACATAATCTCTTTGATCTGGTGGGTTTGTAATCGATCCAATTGGAATATTTCCGTATGGAGCTTCTACAAAGTTAATAGTGTTGTCAACGATATTGTAATTACCGCTTACTTTTGTAATAAGTGATCCAGTTGAATGCCCAACAACAACCGTTCCCATCCAAGGTCTTTGAACGAGAACAGCATTAGTGCTTCCAATTCCAACCCCCCTGATTTTCATAATTTCATCATTAATTTTTATCAAATCTCCACCAACAAAAGATGTTATGCCAGTAAAATATAAAATATCGTCGGAGATGAAAATATTTTTTTGAAGACTTGATGTTATCGCAGTTGATACAATTGGGGATTGTATTATGTTATCTAAACAAATTAATACTTTTGAATTTTGTTTTTTAGACGTAAGATAATGAGTACCTACACCAGATACTAGATCAAAAGTTATTGGTGGAACTGATAAAGAATCTGCTGCTGTTGGTGACAATTTAAGTTCTGTCTCACTCAACTTAACGACAAAAACTGAAGGTGGTAACTTATCTGTTGTTCCTATTCCTGCTATACTCGTCGTACCAATTCCTATCGCTAAACTAGTTCCTGCTCCAGGATTAGTGTAAACAATTTCTTCTCCTGTAACATAGAAGTGATTGGGTAGTATGATTGTATCGGTATTATAATTTATGTCAGTCAGTGTGTAGAAATCTTTTTCAAATATTGGTATTGACTTATAAGTCAACTCAAAGTCTCTCTTTAAATCAGTTGCCGAGGATCTATACAATCCATATTCGGTTTCAATTGAAGCATTAGACAGATTAATAGATGACTCTAGTAGACTTGTTTCTTCAAATTTCAACAAACTAGCAAATACTCTTATTTCAACGTCGGTGTTTTCTATAGGAGTAAAAGTTAATTGGGTATTTGTGCCTGATAAAGATATACCAACAGTACCAAGCCCAACATTTGTTTGTAAATCAGCATACTCGACAAAATATGTTTCACTATCGCTAACTACACTGACAATTTCTGAAAGATATGCGTCTCCATTATTTTTGTTAGTAGCTTGTAATACAAAATAAGCTCCACCATAAGTGTTTGCATAAGATCCTACAACATTTTGTGTTGGGGTTGGAGAAGAAGAAATTGATAGATAATCCGATCTTATTCTTGCATATTGCAAATCATATGTGCCAATTCCACTTGTATTAGTATTTCCGATTGCAATATTTAAACTATTAATAGTGACGCCTATTCCTGTGAAGGGAATAAAGTCAATATTTAAATTACCACCAGAAACATATGGGAAAAACGTTCCGAGGCTTCCACTAGTGTAGAAAGACAAGTTATCATTAATAAGAGATCCATATTCTAAAAACTCAACTTGAGATCCATTTCTTACAAGATTATATTCACTAAAGAAGTGTTGTCCGTCATTGCCAATAATAGTAACAATTCCTTTAACAGATGTAAATGAAGATCCAAGGCTAACAACTCTACAAGTAGATCCTATAGAAGCAGCAGTAGATTGTGTAACTACTTTAACAATGCCTCCAAAATCAGTTGAACCTATTCCAGAAAGTCCATCAGTTAGACTGAAAAACAGACAAGTAACGTCATAATCATTGACTTCATAATTTGTTGGATAAAAATTAATAATTCCATCGTCACCATCAAGAATAAAATCGAATGATCCCATGTCATATGCAGTCTCAACTCTTGCGTATTGATTTAAATAATTAAAATATTCATCTTTAAGTAAGTCTAGTATTAAAACTTGTCTCTGATTAATATATCGTTTATCTCTAACTAAAGTAATAACTTTTTTCGAAGTCACGCCTTCAATTGGAAATCTTGAAACTTCTCCAAATCTTTTAATTCTAGAATTACTATTGAATTGATCGCTTATATCATCGATTAAAAGAACTCTATTTCCAACAGATTCTGCATAGTCAGTTAAAACTTTGTTGTTAAAAATAATTTCATCTGAAACTATTTTGCCATCGATATTTAAAACATTTTCTCTAACCATATCATAGTCAAAGAAGCAGTTGACATCGATAACAGAATCAATATTAACAATTACTTCTACGTCTGGAGCATTTGATGGAATTTCAACAATCATTGAATTTTCATTATAAAAAGGAAGTGCAGATTCAACTTGAAGATCTGCAAATTTCTTAAATCCAGCAGTATGATTTAAAGTACTTACGACATCTTCCCAAGTATCAAAAGTTACTCTTGATTTTAAAGAATATGAGAAGTTTTGATAGTACTCGTTGTCCGGTATCCTTTGAAGGATGTCATTTAAAAATCCTGTTTCTGTTTCCCAACCATTTCTAACTTCAGAATAATAATTTAAGTTATATGCGGAACCAAAATCTTTAACGGAGTTAACCAACGCTATTGAATTAGATGTCAGTCCTTTAACATATGTTCCGGGATAAACATTGTCTGTGGTGCTTATTTTTAAAATTCCTGTTTTATTGTCCCAATTTTGAACAACACCCGTCATTGACGTTGAAGAAACTGAAACAATTGGTTCGCCATTAAAAAAGTCAGTTGATTTAACTTTAACTGAGAATTGGGGCAGATTTTTTTCTGGAATTATTTTTCCAGATGAATTCAATGGATCAAAAGATCCTGGTGTTTCTCCTTCCTTTATAAATCCGTCTAAACTAAAGGTTACAATTCCTATACCACCTCTATTCTCTGCTACAGATATAATATTAAAGAATTCATACCCATAATTTTCAGAATTATAACCTTTACCAGTAGATCCTACACCTACACTTACATTTTCAATTAAAATTTTATCATTAACTGAAAATGGGAAAGATTCCGCAGTGCTGAACCCTACTGAAAGAGTTACTGCCGCTGTTTTGTTTGCAGAATTGTATCTAATAGTAGAGATACCAACACCATTAGAATTTCTGGTTGAAACTATTTTTGGCGTTACATTGTTTATACCATTTGTATTTTTTAAAATAGTGACTTTTCCATCACCAAGTCTATATCTCAAATCTACATCTGGAACCACTTTTTTTGTTTTTCCATCTAAAAGAAGCAATTGAGGTGCTACTGTATATCCTCTACCAAAAGATGTTACTCCGATTGAATCTATAGTGGCAAAAGTTTCAATCTCACAAATTTGAGGAAGACTTGCTGTTGGACTTAAAGTGGGATCTGAAGGGAAGTCAAATCCTATATTTTCTATATAATTTGTTTTAATTTTTCCTATCGATTTACTACTTGCCTTTAAGAAAGCTCCTGTTCCATCTTCAGTTATAAGAGATGTGGATATTCCAGGTAAAGAATAGTAATTATTTCCTTTATTTTTTATTGATAATTCACTAATAGATCCTTTCGCATTTATAGAATTTGTATTGTACTTTATAATAGATGTTGATGAAATATAAGAAGAAGATTCTGGAAAAACGGATAGATTATATGTAAATGAGGAATTTGAAGTAGGAGTTATTTTGTAGGTGCCATTATAAAGGCTAGGGATAATATCAATTTCATTATTTAAAAATACAAAATCATCTACAATATTTTCTCTCTTCTCTACCGTTGCCAGAGATTCATTAATTAAATCTATCTTATAATAAAGTTTTTCCGGAATATTTTTATTTACTGTTAAAGTTACCCTTGCGTCAGTTCCAATCCCAACTTCTCCATATTTTTTAACTTCAAATTGATTTTCTTTTTGTGTGGAGTCAAATTTTTTGGTAAAATTGGAATCAATATAGAAATTAAAATCAAAAATTGGAAATCTTTGAGACTGATTAGATACGGAAAGAGAACTATCTGACAAATCAAAAGTAACAGTAGAGTCTCGATATAATTCCAATCTTGGATTTATTGGAGATAAAGTTCCATTAAATCCACCTATAATTTTTACGGGTGTTGGAAGTAAACTTATAGATTCTTCATATGTTCTTGCTAATTTAAAGGTGTTTCTATCTACAAAAATTACATAATAAATTTCATTATTCACTAATCCATAACTTGTTCCTACACAAGTGTGAATCAATTTTTGTCCGTTATAGAATCCATGATTAGATACTGTAATTTCTGAAGTTTGAGTATTAATTCCAACAGAAACAAAATCTTTGGGATTTATAACCAATCTTCTATTATAATCATTGTATTTTACAACAAAAGATGTAGTTATAGATGGATTTACATCTATAATAACCTCATCATTATTTTTTAACCCATGAGTTTGAGCTGTGGAGACAGTTACTAAATTTCTCTGAATAGATCCAGATACTACATTTGGATATACTGTTTTAAAACTATGATATACTCCTGTTCCAATTCCAGTTAGATATAGTAGAGAATCATTTTTGGTTGTGGAGGCTATTCCCACAAATGATCCACTTGTTCCCAAACCAAGTCTTACTGTAGAAATTCCAATTAAATAATCATTAATTTTGGAAACATACAAAGGAGATTGATCTTGCAGAGATTTAAATACCAACCCATTCGTAGAAATTCCTATGGGACTTCCCGTATTGGTATTGTAAACAACAGCGTCACCTGTATTTAAATCATGTCCTGGGAAATAAATTGTTTGTATGGGAATATAAATTTGAGCACTTCCTGCTCCTGGATTTGATATGGAAACAGTGGTTCCAACACCAACTAATCCTAAACCAAGAGATTCTGATGGATTAAAATATAGTTCTCGATTTATTTTGTAATTAAATGTCGTATTATATCCAACATTAATTGAAAGTTTTCTTGGTTGAAGAATGGCTGTAGTTGTATTTGTGTGAGCAGATGAAGCATTATTATATGCTCTAAGAACTCTGATCCTAGATGTCTTCTTATCGATGTTTAGAACTTTTATCTGCTCCGTTCCAATTCCAATAATGTCATTTTCACGAAGATTTGGAAAATCTAAATTACCAGAAACATTAAAATAAGTCACAATACCAGTAACTGCAGTTGTTTCAACCCCAGCATTTAGAACATACACTTCTCCAGTTGATACACCAACCGAGTATGTTCCCTGAAGGAGAGATGAGGTTGTACTTAACCCAGAGACTGTTATAACATCACTATTATAAAAATTATGTGGATATGGAGAAAAGACTAAGAAGTTGCCATTTCCACCAAAAGGATAAAATTCTACGTTTGATACTACACTGGATGCAACACTAATTAAATTTACGTCTTTTCCTAAAATTTTAGAAACTCTTACGTCAGCACCATATCCACCAGTGTCAGATTCTAAAAATACTAACCTATCTCCAACTTTGTAATTATTTCCTCCAGTAATAATTCCAACGCTTTCAACAAATCCTGGAGATGCATACTTGACAAAAGATTTTTGATTCAAACTAGTGGGGATGTTTATATAATCATATTCACTAGTTTTACTTGTCAGATTATAAAACCAAGTATTTCTTATCCATTTCGTATTTGTTAAATCAGTATCATTTTGGTTAGAGAATTTTTTAAAGTTAAAAGAGTTTGGTTTTGCCTTGAAATTTTTACCAATCAAATATGGGAAAATTGGTTTTTTATATCCATTAAAAACACCAATAGAATCTGGACTTACATCCAAAGTTGCAAAATATGCATATGTGCCATTTGGAAATTCTGGTGTTACGCAATATCTGCCATTGTTTTCATCTAAAGTAGATTCATCACTAACAGTTTCATAAACAAAATCTTCGATAAAAAATTCTTCGGGGAAAATATTAGTCGAAGGTCTTCCAGACAATAGTTTAATTTTATACCCAGATTTCATTTGAGTAACTGATCCACCAGTTCTCAACGTATATCCATACGGACCATATATTGGATTTCCATCGTATGCCCATCCAATAATGGGGGAGTGATCTTTTGAATTAATTTCAGTATTTCCAAATTTTTTAAGATCTGGATTGCTATATAAAATTCTTCCAGATTGATCTGAAGAATATGTAGTTTCTCTTAATTTTCTTGGTGCATACAAATGCACATATTGTAATCCATAATTTTCATTTAACCCTTCGACAGTTACACCATCATCTCCAGAAAGTTTTGCTTGGTACTTCTTAAATAAATTGACAGTCCAAGATTTAATTTCAGATTTAAATTCTGCTCCAAGTCCAGGGACTATAACATTAATAAAAGTAGTATCCTTTCCATATCCAATTCCACCGTCAATAACTTTAATAGACTTAATTTGTCCATTTTCTACAATTGGAGTCAGTACTGCACCTCTTCCAGTTCCAATAATTTGCAGATTTGGAGGAGAATTATACCCATATCCAGCAAGATTTACTAGAACTTCAGTAATTTTTCCTTCAGAAGAAACTACCGCTGATAGTTCTGCTTGTGATCCTGACAATAAATTAATTTCTGGATCTCTGTAGAAATTTAAAACTTCTTCTGATCCATATCCAGATCCATTGTTAGTCAGATATATCGAGGTAATCTCACCTCTAAAAATTGGTTGAATCTTAGCTTTGAAATTTTCTTGAGGGAGAGATGAAATTCCAACAGATCCAATGACTTCTACTGAAATTTCTGGATAATTAAAAATATGAGTTCCAACTCCAACTGAATTGAAATTTATAAATTGTTTTGTTTTGTAGTAATAATCTTGATTTCCTGTGCTTAATCCAACGAATGACAGTCTAAAGGAATCCTTATTTACTTTTGTGACATAGTATTGTGTATTTGTTGTTAATCCCGAAACTGAAGTCCCATCAACATTGTATGTAATAATTTCTCCAGAATTGTATCCATGTTCAAGAATATTGATAGTATCCGAAGCAGTATTAATTCCAGAAGACGAAATTGTTCTCCTCTTATTTTCATATCCAAATCCAGAATCAGTAACAATAATAGAATCAATAACTAACTTATTATTAACAGATTTGAGAGAGTGATTTCCAACTCCATAACTTAAAAGTGAAATTGTATTGATTCCTAATATAGCATCATTTTCAGTTAGATGAAGTTTAACCGTATATGCATCTACAACATTAACATTATATGTTGCATTTGTAGTCAAACCTGATATTTGAGATTGTCCATCAGTTTGATAAATGACTTTTTCACTGTTTCTAAACTTATGATAAGTTGTAAATCCAATTGTAGAAATATTAGTTCCTACGCCAACTAAATTTGCATAAATGCCAGAATTAAAGGTTGCAGTATGTTCTGTAGATTTTACTTTTACTTCAGCTTTTGCACCTTCACCATTACCACCGGTAATTCTAACTATTGGTGTACTAGTGTAATCAAAACCACGATCTATTAGTCTTATTTCTTTTAGATTTCCAGAAACTGAGCAATAACCAGTAGCCCCAACCCCAACAATGTCTGAAATTGACAATACTGGCGGATTTATAATGTCATAATTTTGTCCTCCAGCAACAACATTAACTTTTTGAATAGAACCATAATAAAGAGTATCAGATGCTTTATAATGTAGAATTTCTACACCATTAATTAAAATTCCAACTTTACCCGGATCAGTTTCATATAAGTTTCCATCATTAATCGGAGAAGATATCTCTCTTAAAAGATTCTGTGTAGTTAATCTTTTTCCAGTTGATTTATATGGTTCTAGTTTATTATTTGTTACACTAACCGAACTTTGTGTCGAAAGAAAATCTCCATTAAAAAGATTGGATCTACTTCTAGCAAGTTTTACATTATTTTCATCTATTCTCTTTACAAAATACAAACCTTCAGTGAAATTAGATCCTAAAGAACTTATAACAGAATCTTCTTCTGTCTGCCCACCCTCTGAATCGGTAATTGTTAAAACTTGTTTCTGTGGGGTGTAATAAACAGCATCACCTGTGTAAAATCCATGATCTCTGCTTGGAGAAATATTGAAAGTTGATCCGTCAAAAGTTCCAGAAAAAACTACTGCATTATCAGTTACATTTAATGCCTGATTGCTATAGTATGGAATAGATGGTGATGAAATTAATAACTTTTCATTATCCCTATAGACATTCTGAACATTAGCATTTAGATCAGTTAGTTCGGGAAAAAATGGTGCATTAACTTTTAAAGGTTGTCTTGTTATTGTATATGTTTTTTCTAGAGATAAAACTCCCTGTCCTTTAACCAATATTACATATTCGCCTAAAATGTCTACTACCTGAGATGATGACTCCTCCCCAGAATTTGATCTAAATGTTAGTTTATCACCAGTTCTAAAGACATGAGGATCAAAGACAGTGATAGAATAACTGTTATCTGAAGTATCTGATACTTCTATTTTTTTAACATGATATGTTGGACATATATTATATGTCCAATTATTTGAAATCTTATCATTATATTTTCCACCCAGGGTTTTAATTAAAATAGAATCATATGAATTAAATCCGTAAGATTCTTCTGGAATGGAAAGTTTTTCAAGAACAGAGGTTATTCTGACGCTAATTATCTCATTTGGGTTTTCAGTAGAAAACCCATAAGCATATGTGTTAATCCCGATAGGAGATTTATCAAGAATCAACCCTGTAACTGGAGAACAACCAAAGAATTGAGTTAATGACTTTGAGGTATAACTAACAACTCCCACAGTTCCATCGTTATAAACAACAGATAGTTCTCCGCTATTTGGAAACCTGACTGTTGAGTCTACATCTAATGTTACTGATCCTGAATAAGCATTTCCTACTAATCTTGAATATGGGTGAACAGTAAAATCGCCATAAATGGATCCACTTACGCTAATATCTCTGTTGTAGTTTGCATCAAAACTAAGTTTATAATAATTTGCTGTTGATAACCCAGTTTGAATCTTTTCAACTCTTCCTACAGGAGCATATGCTTTTTGAATATTTCCATATTCATTTTGAAAAAGAGTTGTATTAACTAATTCGTAAGGATCACCAGATATTGTTTCGACAATAATGTCCTTTGTTAATTGATATCTTGCATCAGATGGACGAATAAGTTTTTCTTTTGGTTTTACAACATCTACTTCTTCATTATAAAGTCCCTTGAAAAGAACTTTAAAAGAACTATCAGTTCCTCTACTTGAATAGAAATCTTTTAATTGCTTAATAAAAGTGGATTGATTAAGAGTTGAATGAAAATCCCTACCTTCAAATCCAGGAGCAATTTGTTTTTTAATCTTTTTAAAAAACTCTTTTAAAAATAGAGGACTTAAATTTTCTACAACTGTTCCCGATGTATGATCGTCTGAATTAGATTCTGAGAAAACAAGCTCTTCTGGATTGTTCGGACTGCTAAAGGAAGTGATTCCACAAAACCCTCTAAAACAACCTGTAAAGGTTGCTTCAGTTTTTGCTGTGTACGTAATCAATTCTTCATCAATTCGAATCAATCCATAATTGTCAGGAAATCCATCAGTATTATCGACTAAAATTTCAGTATCTGAGAATAAAATATCATTAATTAGAACAGCACTATTTGAATAATGCGTAAGAGCATCTAATTTATTGTATTCGACAAGGTTCTCAAGAATATCAATTGATCCTCCATAATACTCTTGAGATTTATAATATTCGGATAGAAATTCTAAAGATAATGGGGATTCTTCTTCAACATATGATGGAAGTTGATTCTTGACGATTATATTAAAGGGTACTCTTTTTTCTGACATTTTATGCTCTTACTAAAATCCCATTTTTGTAGCTTGATGATGTAATATATGTAGTTCCTGATGGATCAGATCCAGAAGATATTCTGTCTGGAATCATTTCAAATGTACTCATACTAATATCTAGTTGCAAATAAAGATCCTGTAATCCGATCACATCATTCGACTGAGGTACTGTGGAAATTTCTATTGTTGGTTGTCCATTTTTTTCAAGTGCAGAAATTATATTGATTGGATTTAAAGTAATAATCCCATTTACATAATCAATTCTTCCAACATTTCTTTGTAGAATTGATGGATCTGTTGCTGTTGGTATATCTAGTGTAAAAAAGAATATCGATCCCGTATTTTGATTAATATCTGGCAAATCGCCCAAATAAATTGTGGAATTAAATCCAGCAATTTTAAATCCAGTAGACTTAATATTGAACCCATTGGGATTTTTGACATAGAACCTATTACCAAATCCAATTTGATATTCTGCAAAGGTATTAAGAACAACTCTTAAGTCCCTTCTCATTTGGATCTTGGTGATGTTTGACGTGATTGAATCATGGCTGTCATCGATCGTTTTTAAGAACTTACTATACTTAAATCTTGCACCATATTTGTTTAATTCTGAAGATTCTGCATATGATGTCACATTATTCTGAATAACCGAAGAAACATAAGACGCACTTGGGGCAAGATTTGTATTATAATAAATTTGAGACTCCGCTTCAATGTAAAGATATTTGAGATCTAAAATTTCTGGAACAATTCCAGCTACGCTATATTTTTTTAAGTCCCTACGAATATTATCTTTTACGATATTTGGTAAAAAGTCTCCAGTTTTTGGTTTGATGCTAATAAAAACTTTTCCATACTGTGGAGGAACAACATCCTCTCCACCAAAAACAGAAATTGATTCTGTTTCTGGATAAATTTTAGCAGGTATTAAGGTTTCGTAGTCATTTGTCGTAACTGCTCTGTTTTGAGAAGAATAAATGCGTGGCGCGTACTTTTTAACTGACTCAACGCTTTCAATCATCTCACCACCTTTAGAAGCAATCTCTGTGGTAAGCAATGAAATTCCAGTTGAAACTACATATTCCTCTCCATTTCGTGTATATATCAGTCTGCCACTAAATGAAAACCTTTCAATTCCATTTGCACTGTCACCATTTGTAACAAGGTAAGAAACTTGAACATAATTACCATCTTCAAGTTTCTTACCGAAGATATCATCTCCAAAAATTAATTCATATCTTTCGTCATCAACTTCTTGGAGGAAAAATACTTTTGAATTACTATTAATATCAAACAAACTATCTTGAAGACTGTATTTTATGGAAATATTTGAATTTTCACTACTTTTAACATTAACAACTATCTTATCAGAATCAACTCCTGAGTTATCTAAAATAAATCTCTGATTCGGTTGTCTAGAAGTGTATGTAAAGAACTGATCAATGACATTACCTTCATAAACCTGAATATTTGAGAATAATGCTGTGTTATCAATAACAGGAACTGTAATATCGTCTAAAATTGAAAACACAAATGATGAACTTCCAAATTGTGCTGAGGTTGACGCTACAATTCCTTTCTGTAAAGTTATAGTTGATGGAGTTGGGAATACATTACTTGTGTCTACAAAAAAAGTAACTGTTGCTGCCGCTGCTTTTTTTGAGCGAGGAACGTAACCAATGTTTCTTGCAAGAGAAACAACGTTTTCTCTCAGAGTTGCGCTGTCAATAAAGATTTCATTCGTCACCATATTAGCATTATATGACGTAATATACGTGTTATAAGCTAACAGATCTAGAATCGTTGAAAGGTTTGATCCTTCAAAGTCATAATCGGTAAAATTTGAGTTAGATTTTAAATAATCACGAAGCGTTGCCTTGATCTGATCAAAATCTAAACTAGTAAAATTTTGTAATGCCATTTATCTTGCTGAAAGAAGAGCGAACTCTAGCTGTTGAGGGGGAATATTCACTCCAATGATCTCATATTGTACAATTACATTGAAATTATAATCATCATATTCTGGTTCTACAGTCACATCAATCAATTTAACTCTTGGTTCATAATTTTCGATTGAATTTCTGATTTCATCTCTAATTGTAAGAGCAGAAAATTCATCAATGTTCTCAAAAAGAGATGCTGTGATGTTTGATCCAAAATCTGGATTGAAAAACTTCTCCCCAGGAAGGGTAAATACAATATTTTTAACCGAACGAGCAATTGCATTAGCATCTTTAATGCCAATTAAGTCATTATTCAGGGGATTATCCTGAAATGACATGCTTAGATCTCTAAAACCTTGACTTACCCTTTCTAGAGGCATCGAAATGTTTAAAATATAATAATTATAACTTATTTATTCGTCATTTTTTGTTTTCATAAATGGGTTCAGTCCCATATTCCCAGTCATCATAGTCATCATCATTGCGAATTTTTTCATGAATTTCATTTTGATGATGAAAATCATGTTTTTTTGGCGTTAGATCGTCATTTGCAATCTCTCTTAGCATTTTCTGTGTCATTTTGCTCTCCTGATTTGTTAAAATCAGAACTTTTTACGGGGTTGCTATCCCGAATTTCTTTGATTTCGTACATAAAATCATCTGAAGTCTCAATTTTTCGACTATTTTCAACAGAATATTCGGTTAAATCAATTTCATAGCCTGGATTTTGAGTGATTCGATTGCGAATCCATGCATCATCGTACCATAGTATCTTATTATTTGGATATGCATAGAAATTTCCATTGTCCATCTTGAAAAAATGAGCACATTTATGCTCGGGAGTCTCACTAAAGTTTGTGTTTAACGTAGATTTTGATTCCCACGACCAATCCAACGTAAACATATAAACACCTTCATTTTTTTCTCCACGATAATTGATAAGTTCTGCACGTAATCCAGCGAGACGAGAACGGACTTGAACATCAACATAAGGAGAAAAGCAATCCCACCACATACACTCTTCTAATTTTGGTGCAGGGGAATCTGGCTTCCAACAAAAGGCATGAATAGGTCTTCGCGTCCAGTTCACCCCATTCTCTAGAAACGCTTCAAAGAGGGGTACGTGCTTCTCTAAGGATGCTGTAGAGTGTACGTCGCATAAAGTTACCTCTCCATGTCCTTTTTTATGATTATAGAGAAATTCGTTACGAATGTAACAAGTAAACGTTGGAAGATTGTGATTGAGATATGCCATAAGATACTAAAAAAGCATGTATTGCTACATGCTAACGATATTACTATTTACCTTGTCCACGATATTTCTTTTTACGTCCATTACGAGACGTTGCGGAAAGAAGTGTACGAGATGAACGTCCTTGACGAGTTTTCTTGGGTGCTCCTGATTGAAACTCAACCTTATTCGATCCGCCCTTTGCTTTAACTGCCATAAGATTCCTCCACTATAAGTTTATCAAGATTAATATCTTCTCCTTCATAAAATTTTTCGGAGAAGTCTTGTAGAACCTCAGTACAATCTTCTGCACTGAGGTTCTGATAAATTCTACGTCCCTTGTATAAGATATCGTAGTACTTACTCATATCAGATAATACGAGTCTTTTCGTGTCCTACACGAATCCGAGGATCGCACCAGATTTCAAACCCTGCCTCTTTTGCATCAAGACAGAATGAAACGTCCTCACCACACATATCCTGAACATTGCCTGACTCAAAAACTTGCATCTTTGGAGCAAACCAAGGATATTCGAGATTCTCAAACACACCACGCTTGATCAGAACCCAACCAAAACCAGTGTAATCAACAGTGAAAGGCTTGCGACGCTTTGCCATGGTTTCCAGTGTTTCATGATTCATGACGCCACCGTTCTTGCGGAAATCATCTTCCTCAAGCCAATGTGCAACAGAGGTAGTTGCTCCATCTTCCGTGCAATACCACCCACCAGTGATTTCACGCTCAGTGCCATCTTCGGAAAGTGCGAGATCACAAAGCTGCCAGAACTTTGTAGTGTCAAAGACAATATCGCTATCAATCCATAGTTGATAATCATAATTCAGTTTGCCGTCCCAGGGAACCTGCTTAGGTCCTCTAAGAACATTTGCTCCAAGACACTTGCATCGTGCGAAATTCACCATCGATGAATAGTCTTGAGAAATCTGAATTGCCATTCCGTTTTGAACAAGATCAAAACAGAGCTGTACAAAATTCTTCAGAAAAATAAAGGAACATCCTCTACCAGGCAGACAGAAAACAATCGTCTTACCTTTCATTCTCTCACGAATTTTATCGTAATCCCATTCAGCTTCTTGTTTTTTTGGTGCTACAGTTTTAACAGTAAATCCTTTTGCCATAAGTAATTCAACTCTTCAGATCAATTTTATCCTTTTATTTGTAAAAAGTCAAGTCAATGTGATGATTCTGAACTGCCAATACGATTTACTGTCAGTTCTTCAAAAGACAAATCATCGAGGCTATAGTCAGTTCTCATCAAACCAACCATATGATTTAATGTGCTCCATGTTGTTTTAAACTCATCTTCTTTGATTGAGTGAAACAAACATTTGTCTTTTGCGTAGATATGATATATTTTTTCCATGGGGGGAAATTTTTCTACGGGATTTTTTATCATCACAAAGCTTTTTACTTTCCCCTATATATGCGCTTTTTTACCCCCCAGAAAATTTTTGTGAGTGTTATAATTAGCTCTCGATTTGTCACCTCTGTAGGTTAGGGTAGTTTCGCTTTTTTATAACCGCAACGCCGCCACGCGCCTATAACACAACGCCGCAAAACACTGCCAAACGGTGTCATTCACGCATCATAACATAAGTGCCCCTC